CTCCTTGTACTACTAAATCTCTAAAAGCTGTTGATGCTACCGTGTTCCATGTTGTTCCTAGTTGTGGGGTCGTGGCGATGTTAAGAATAAAATTCCTAATCTGGGGATTCACTAGAAAACCAGCAGCGCCATTTAAGTTGTTTGGTAACAAAAGTGCAGGAGTTGCACCTTCGCCAACGAAACTAGCTACTTGCGCCGGTATTCCAGAAGAGATGTTAATTATTCCAGATTGGGTTGTTTGTCTATTTACAGCCAAATTCGGTGCTGTTGCGATTTGGGGTGTTCTGAATGTCACTGAGTACTCAACGTACAGTTCTCCGAGTGTTACGGCGGTCGCTCCAGTGCCGACAGTGCCTAAGTAAAGATCGCCCATATCATAAGTTTTGATATCAGTATTAGCTGGTACCTGACCAGTACGGACGTATCTCTCTTTAACCATCTTGACACGATTATGTTGCATCGCAGATATCCTGAATGGTTGCCAGGGGGCAGCTCTGACAGCTCCTTGGTAAGACATCTGAGTTTGTTTGCTACTAGGGGGGGTATCGGCGGCATCGAAATCAATTGCCATCATAACGGTACCAGGCTGCGTAGTAGGAACCATGGGTTCATAGACATAATCCAGGCGGTTAAAAGTGTAAGACTCAAACCGCCCAGCAATCTGCGAGAGCCATGGGAACGATGCAGATATGCCAGGGTTGATAGCAACACCGTCAAGAGTATAAGTAGAAGTGCTACGGACAATGTCTTGTAAATACTCACGATGAGTGACAACGACATTTTGCCCGCGGTTCCGAATACTCGGCTTAGTTGTTTTCCTAGTGACCTGCTTAGCGATCGGAGCAGCTGTTGCATTGTTTGGGATGTTCAATACAGCAGTGACGTTGGGAGTTCTCGTATTGGGTCTTCTACGCCTACGAGTGCGTTTGTTTTGTTTGGGTGGCTGTTCTTTAGTTGTGGTAGTTACCACTACAGTTTTCGGCATAATTATTATCGTTGGGGGCGTTAATAATATAGTTAGTGTTTGTGGAATGTTTTATAGCGCGATATTATCGAGTTCAGGTTGTTTTGATCCGTAGATCTTATGTTCCCAGCCAGTTGTGACTCAATCATCATTTGGTTTATCGCTGTGATACCAAAAGCAACTTCATAGTCTACTCTCGTGAGCGGATCAATCGATTTAACCTCGATGTCATTACCGCTGTTAAGGGCTGGGGACTTATCAACGCAGCCTAAAGGCTTGTCACCCAAATATATCATATTGCAGCTTAGTTGTTGAGTGATTGGAATACCACTATTAACCGCAAGTTCGCACAATCCAACCCCTCGTGTGTATCTTTGTATAATTTTCTCAAACTTCTTGTCACAATACTGCATTCTTGACAATGTACGTAAAGGTTCTTTGACCATATACCATACAATTTCGCCATTACGCTTAACCCTCACGGGTTGGGCCTGACAATAAG